CTTTAAAAATAAAACTCGGTTTTATAATCGAGTTAGCAAGTAAAATTTAATATAAGTTCCAAAAGGAACAAGTCAACAAAAATCTAAATAAATTCAAATTTTTATTTGGTTACTCAAACACCTTATTTTACTTAGAGAAATTTTAGTTAAAGATAAAATCTAAATTTTTTTCTATTAAAAGGGCATAGACGAAAATAAAGATAAGTCTTTAGATTAAAGTAAAATCTAATATAAAATTCAAAGGGTAAATAAAAATTTGATTTAATCTACGAAAACGCCTGTTCTACTTTTTTGAGAAAGAAAGGAGAATTATGGCGCAAAATATTGAAATGCAATGTAAATAGAGTGACGGTTCATATGAGACTCTTTTACCGAAAACTTAGGCAAGTTTGCTTGAGATAAATAATACTGACCTCGGAAATCATTTAGGTGGTAACACTACGGTTGAGGGAAGTTTGGATTATTTGAGTAGAATGTATGCTTATTGGTGGAAAAGAGTGACAAGAGTACCTAAATATGAATTGAGCTATGATGCCGCTGGAGGCTCGTGGCCAAGAGCGATTGTATCAAAACTATGGTCCAATAAAACTGCCAACGTTTCTTTTTCGGCGGGTCAAAAAATAGAAATAAATGAGATTAATGGGATGATAAAAGAAGATGACTGGAAAACTTATAATATGTATATAAAATTTGATAGCTCTGATTTTTCTATTTAGTGGTATAACGACGGCGTTTTTGTGGGAACAAATGATGTATATGGGGTAATTGTGAAAGCCGATGGTTATTATTATGCCGCTAATAATAATACTTCTTTTAAAATTACGCCTGAATATAGCGATAGCAGTAGATGTGTAATTAGTATGAAAAAAAGTTCTTCCTCTGCAACTTCTGCTTGTAAGGTCAGTATAAATACAACTTACATAGATGGCGAAACCGACTATGTTTACTCATTCTCTCGTAACACATATCCAGATTCAGGTACAGTAGGAAATTATACCTATACTTACCTCGGCATTCCGTTTGAGAACGCGATGAAGGATGGACCGAAGTAAAAATTGCAAAAGTTCGTCAAAATAACGAAAATTTAATTTTACGAAAAAGTTGCGAAAAATCTCTATCAACAAATAAAATTGCATTTTTATTTGGTGTGAAAATTGAATAAACTATGGCAAAGTAAGAGTTTTGAAGTGGAAACTATAGGTTTTAACGTGTTGCAGAAAAAGGAACGTTAAACTGCACGGATTGGATGCTCCATAAGTACCCGTTCCGACGTAGCTTCCCGTCTAAATTCTTGCTTTGCCATCCAGTGCTGTGCTAATGGCACTAAACACCTGATTAGGAGTTGCTGTCTCACCAAGACCGTACAAAGCTTTGGTCGCGGTGGTTATTGTTTCATCTTTTGAATATACATCTTCTATTTGCGCAGCTATAGTCTGCGGATATAGAATATCGTATCCAGAAGATGTTTTTTCTTGCATTTGAATGTTTTTTGACATTTAAAAAGTTGAAAAAACACCTAAACTTCGATTTCAGAATTTAAGCTACGAATGAGTAACTATTCCAAAATCAATGTTTTTTCATCCTCCTTTCGCGTTAAATATTTTCGAAAATATTCACTTACAAGAAGTGAAATAAAGGATTAAACCTTTAAAATAACCTTTTTAAAAGGGCTGTTATGTAAACATAAAAAGGCTATTTTAAGGATTTAAACTTAAAAGTAAAAATTCTCAAATTGACACTAAAGGGAAGTTATTTTGCTCAGTTTAACGTTCGAATTTAAGCCAATGTTTCTCTATGTGTCAGAAGATGGTACTAATTTTAAGAGTTATGGTCTTCTCATGCTAAGAAATTCTGCTTTTGGTGTTGTTGTTGGTAGCTTAGACTCAACTACTAAATATTGCATAGTAAGGTTTAGTTAGTAGACCCCTACTTAGGTGAGATGGTATAGTAGTCGGGAAAAAGCATATCAACTTAACTATGCTGGATATACTTATTATTATGTATGTGTAGGATAATAATTATTAAAAATTAATATTTAAAAACCATTTAAAAATATTTGAGAATTATAAGAATTAATTTCTAAATTCAAATGTCCTGATGACGAAGTTCTTGTTATGATATTTTGTATTATTATTGATTGCCGTGGATATAAAATTAGATTGTTCGACGCTGCAAAATTAAAACCTTTTAAAATATTAATATTATTGAGCACGCTGCTCGGATTTGTTATCTGTGTCCATTGATTTTGATATATAATAGTTTGATTTATTAATATTTTCATTTGTTGAGTTACCGTAGGATTTCCCGATGTTCCATAGCTTCCTTCTTTACAGTTCATTTTTTCCACAAAAGATAAATTTTTGCCTGTGGTATTAGTAAAAGTTATGGAATGAGTCCATTTACTTCCATTATCATCCCCCAATGACCCCGAAATAATAGGATTAGTTAAAATAACAGACTCTCCCGACTAATATCCAATGCATTTATAAAGATTTAAATCAACATATTGTTTATTAACAGCGTCCAAATTGTTTACAGGGTTTTCCAAATTTGTAATTCTATTGTTGGACATATCAATATTTTGATTAAAATTGGTGGAACATTGAGGATACAAAATGTCATAGTCTATCCCATTGAACTCTTGCATCAAGATATTTTTAGTTATACTCATGTTTTTCCCTTAAAAATCGAACATTTAATGTTTAAAAAGATAACCAATAATAATTTGTCCCACTTTTATTACATTGATATTCAGGTTTTCCATTTGAGCCATCCCTTTCATTATAAGTAAAATAAGTAACCGTACTATTTAACCAAGTTACTGTTACCTTATTATACATACTTGTCCAATTTGATATATACCCACTATTAGATTGATTCCTTATATAAGGAATAATAAAACAAGAGGGCAAATCAATTGAATAATTCTAAGAAGAATAGGGTGGATTAGTATATATGTATGTTGATGAAAATATTATTACTAAACAAGGAGCTTTTTCGAACATTTAATGTTCAATTCCAAACCAAAAGCCATAATAATTTTTTCTATTTTAAACGGAGCAGAGACTGGGTACTCTTCTATCATACTTTATTTAACTCAAAATAATTATGCTTAGCTATATTCTATAGTTTCTAACAGCTATATGTTGATAGATGGTAATCGGGTTATTGTTTCGTATTGGTCTAACATTATAAAATGGTATAGTTAGGACGATGCATACCGACAAGCAAATATAAGCGGAAGATAGAATTTGTTTTTATGTTTCTTATAAATAGATTATCCAATAACAATTATAATTAAAACAATCAAATTAAGGATAGAAAGGCGTTAGAAGAGTTTTAATTATTACCTTGTTTTCACATGAGAAAATATATATTCATGTTTATAGGGGCGTTTTCGGATGCCGTATTAGATGTGCCTTTGCAACAAAAATAGTGATAATGGGTTATTACCCATGTCCCGCCGAGATGAGAATCAAAACTTACATTAAAATCAAATGCGCTACCGCTTGTTGCTTCTATCCGGTTTTTTTTGAGGAAAATTTTTGCACTAAACTGATATTTGTTGTCATTTCCCCCTATTCTGCACGAAGTGTAACTGGAGTTAAAATTGCCGTATTCATCCGTTATTCCCACGCTCACGCCGCCGCCCTAATCATACGAGTATACGCCTAAAGTATAATCTAAAATTACGCCGTAACAATTTAATACGTCATCAGGACTAAAGGCGACAGGTTGACACATTTGCGTAATCGTACCTACTTTCTTAATGCTCAAAGTCTACAGCATATCTACATACCTTTTATTTACCCCGTCGTTATCGTTTACAGGGGATGCAACATTAACAATTCTATTAGAGTTTAAATTTACATTTTGATTGAAGCTCGGAATTATTTGTGGATATAGATTATCATATCCGCTCCGATTAAACTCTTGCATAAGTATATTTTTATCTGCCATTTCATTTACCCATGAAATCGAACAATTAATGTTCGATTGCGAACCTTGGTATTTTTTGCTCTCAACAGGTATTCAAACTCAATACAATTGGGTTTACTATCAACATTTTTGGGGAGTATATTCCGAAGCATTTGCTAATTATAGTAATTCAATAACTGCAAAGGTAAAAGTTATGAAAGGAAACGCTGTTGCTGAATATGAATTTATGACATCCATGTTTGGTAAATTTACATACAATTCTGTTTATTGGTATAATACAAACGATGCCGAGTATTAGTACAACGAAACCTCTGCCAATTACAAGTGGATGGTTATTGGGAAATAAATAATTAATGTTCGAATTTGTTCCTTAGTTGGTAATTACTATGCCCAGTTATGGAATCACAGACTCATCTTACGGATATGTTGCCTCGTATTATTTTCTATGTGCAATAAGAGGAGTAGAGAGTGATTATTCCAGTAGTAACAAATTCAGTCGTTATTATACATGGGCTTCAAATAAATTAAGCTGGTATAGTACAAGAGGCGATGTGGGACAATGCAATATTGCGAATACGACTTATTATTGGATAGGATTTTAAACACAAATCCAATAATATTTTACATAAGCATCGCTTTGTGCATAGTTTAACTGAACTTCTGAGCCCCCTCCTCCTGTTGATATAATATTTTTATTTTTATCTATTATTTCCTGATAAGAATACCAAAAAAATGTATTGTCAACAAGTTTTCCTTTATTGTATCTTCTTATGCGGTTAGGATAATTAGACCGAGATACTGCTTGATGGTTAATCTAATTCCATCCAAAATCAATATAAGCATAGTCTGTTGTAACAGAATCAAAAGTGAATAAATATTTTACCACTTCTGTTGTGGCAGTATAATCGTAAGCAGGAGGAATATTTCTGTACATAAGATTTGCATCGTACTATGGTGTAACCAAACGTATTTGTTCTGAACCTGATGAGACTGCAACCCATGTTGTCATATAAATATATAATATACTCGGATGAAAATTGAACATTAATTGTTCGATTTCATGGGTAAATGAAATGGCAGATAAAAATATACTTATGCAAGAGTTTAATCGGA